ATCTATACATAAGTTAATCCTTTGTAATTAAACCAAGATTTTATACCTGGTATCTTCTCTACTTCGTCAAACTCATTTACATAGTCATAGCTGATGTAGCCAAATGATGGCGGTAAATCGCCTAATAAGTACCCTTTGTAGCTTTTACCATTTAGCTTTAGTCTTGTTTTGTTTACTTTTTTTAGTTTATTCATTTTAATCCGTATTCGTTTTTAAGTTTTGATTTAGTTATATTAAGCATCTTGCTTATTTCTGTTAAGCTTTTATTATCAATTAAGTACAATCTCCAAGGTTTATTCATTAGTAAATGCTTCAAATTCATCTTCATCCATATTATCTTGGATATAATCAAGCATATAATACTCATCAAACCAGTCTTCAATATCATACACGCATACATTTGTAGTACTTTCACTTGGCTTAAATACTGTAGCGTTTTTTATCTCATCCATAATAGAATCAAATTCTGGTTTGTAGTAGAAAACTTCATTTTCATAGTTTAGATTTTGAACATCTTGAGTTATATAAAACAGCTCATACCCGTCTGCTGTTTGTAATTCGCCAAGCTCTACGTCTGCATCTGAAGGCGATTGAACAAAGTTAATCTTTGCTAATTCTTGAAATTTTTCTAGTGTTGTCATATTGTTATTTTATTATATTATCCTATTGTATTCGTATTTAGTTTGTAACGTATTTTAGTGGACGTGGCAGGAGTCGAACCTGCGTTTCACACCGTATCTCCTCCCTGAGTTCCTAGTATGACTAACCGTTTCACGCCCTTTTGTTAGTTTGTATTAGTGTATTTGTTTGAAATCTATTGTAGAGTCTTTTGGGAACCATTTTAGTATATCTTCAATTGTTTTATCTATTTGTTTATCAACTACTTGCGTGTTAATCAAGTATTCGTACGTTTTACCCTTGTATATTATTGTAAGCTTACCCATGTTAAAATTCATCTTGTCTACCCCATTTGCCATCATCACTTGACAAGTAGTCTGCTAGTTTGTTATCGCTTTGAATGAAAGATTCGAAGTTATATTCGTGGTTTGTGATGTACTCAGCTACTTCACGGTAGTCACAAGACAATGTTCTGTACGTAGAGCTGTGAGGCCTGTGTAGCACGATAGTAACTCTAGGATCTTTTTGGTTGTGGTTGTAAGGATCTTTTAGACCTTTGTACAAACTCCAGCAGTCAATACCGTTTTTGCTGTTGTGGTATGCAGGAAAGTTTCCATTCATTACATCTTTTACTATCATTTCATTAAACTTATTTCTTTCTATTTGCATATCTTATTATTTTATTATATTATCCAATTAAACTCGTATTTACTTTGTAAATCGCTCTCTGTCTTTTGTGTTATTAAAACTCCACAAGTTACCTTTTGAATGAGTTCTGCGTGTTCTTGATTTGACTTTTTCAATAGCCATTGATTGATTAAATTCTTTAGCTGTAAACGGTCCACAGTAGTTTCCTGCACGTTCTTTATTCCATTGAGCTACTTTAACTCGTTTATTTTCAATCATGTACTGTTTTAATTCTGTCATTGTCATATTTATCTATTTAGTAATTCGTATTGTTGCTGTGTGTGGTATTCTTCTGCTTCTATCTCTAGTTGTATATTATATAGTGCAATTATGTCTTCGTTTTTCATTATCATTGTCCTTCGATTTCATTTAACTCCGCTTCGATCAAAGCATCTTCCATGTCACACCAAGAAACTAAATCTGTATGATCCATCAAGTAGTCATACAAGCAAGCGTATGCAGCTTGAGATACGTTTTCGGGTCTACCCCATAATTCATGCTCGTTGTAGTTATACTCGCTATTTCCTTCTAGTATAGCATCACATTCGCTATAGTATATCACTGCATTGTCAATCCACTGATGAATGTAATCATAAAACTCATCTTGTGTATTTATGTTTTTGTCGTGAAAGTCTGACCACGCTTCGTCGTTAAATTCTTGTTGTAAACTTCTTAGCTTTCTGTTTTCTAATGATCTTGATAAATCCATATTTTTATTGTTTATTATATTATCCGTTTGTATTCGTATTTACTTTGTAAGGATGTGAGCAAAGAACTCTGATCTTACCACGTCTGTTTCTGTCCATTCAGGAAATGGATTAAATGATTCTAAGTAGAAGTTAAATAGATCTTCCTCGTGTCCTTCAAGAACTAGTGTGTCTAATCCATCGGCGGTCGCGTACGCAATTAGTTTTACTTTGCGATCATACAATTGCTCTAATGTATTTTGTAAGTCTGTTGTGTCAATTTCTATTTGCATAGTAATGTTTTTAATTCAGTTCGTAATTGTATTAATTGCTTTCTACTTGTTAAGCAAAATCTACTTCTTGTTGATAAGTACGCTATGCGTCTACGGTATTCTTTTTCCATAATTTCATTTGTGTTAAGCATTCTTGTAAGCTAATTGTATCTAAGTTAAAACCTTTTTTAACTAAGTACAGTTCAAACTTTTTGTCGTATATGTTATTCATATTATTTTACTTATATTAATTCCCAATCTGTTAATATGCATTGGGTGCATAATGGCATTTCTTGTACTACAACGTTGAAATATTTTATTTCATCTTCGTTTAAAGGTTCATTGCAATAACTACAGCTCATTGTACTCTCTTAATAGTTCACATGCTTTATTAGCGCTGAGGTTTGTTTTTAACTCACCTAATATTTCTAATTTACGCTTTTTGCTTTGATTAGTCGGGTTGAAGTTTGCTTCAAACTCATCTATCAACTGTAATTCTTGATATAATTCATTCATATTTTTATTTTTAGTTGCGTAGCGAGAATCGAACTCGCATAAACCATTTACGCATTCATTAGTTAATATTGAAGAGAGGCAACTAATTCTATAAAACTCTCATTTTTGTTTAAGACCGGCGATAGAGTTGGTATTCGTCCATCGTTGTCGCCAGTTTCGGCTATTAAAGCCTCATCAGTTAAACTTTATTCTATTATCCATTAAGGATCGTATTTACTTTGTATTGTGTAGTAGTAATTTTATTACTGCTTTCTTTTCTTCGCTGCTACACGTGTCATAACCGAACTCACCGAAGTGTACTTCTGCTAGACGATCCATTTCTTTTACAAATTCTATTGCATTCATATTTTACTTATTTACTATATTATCCATTTACACTCGTACTTACTTTGTAAAGCCATTCTTCTATACTTTCATTGTAAAGCATTTCTATCTTACTAGCTTTCATTATAACTATTTCGTTTTTAATTTGCATTTCACTGCCGTAATAGTTTTCATTCATTTTCGCTAATTCTTGCTTTGCTAAGTTTTGTATAGTCATTGTAGTGATATTAGACGTAAGAACTTCGTTGTTTGCTTACGTATATATTATCCATTAAGCATCGTATTTAGTTTGTAAAGAAGTGTAGAAATATTTATGTAGTGAAAAAGATATGATAGTATAGCGCAGTGACAATATGTCATAGCGTATATATAATCATGACAAGGTGTCATAGTGAAACGATATTTATAACAAATATGTTATATAACAGAATAGTTTTAGTTTATAGCATGTAAACCCTGAATATATAGGGGCTAAACGTAACAAAAAGCTAAAACATTTCACACAAACCCTAAAAAACAGGGGGCGGTGGGGTAAATGAAAACCATTTTGTAAATGGCTGATAGTCAAGCATATAGGGGTATAGCACTTTACTTCCCTATAATAGCATAAAATAGTGACATTAGCCTATTAAGGTTACCTTAGTAACAGGCTGTTGTCACCTTTTTCTGGCTTCATCGTATTCAGTTTGTAAGATTGGTAAATAGCATGTAAAACGTGTGAGTATATAGAGTATACAAAACTAGTAAAACAAGCAATATGGCCGCGATAATAGGTGAAACAACAATAAGTGCTGTTCATGTCGGCTCTGAACCGATCACAAGCATGTATATAGGCGAAACGCTAGTATACACAACATAACACATAACACATGTCGATAATTTATTCTTACCCAACAGTCCAACCAGCTGCAGATGACCTATTAATAGGTACAGATGTAGGTAGTGATAACGCAACTAAGAGCTTTACTATAAGTAGTGTGGCTTCACTGGTAGGTGAAATTGCTTCTGCAGGTACAGTAAACTCAGTTCAGATAGCAACCGACGCGTTCTTGTCAGCTGTCGGAGGTCCGATTACCTCCTCAGGTACTATTACTATAGGACTAACAGCGCTTGGAACTCCCTCTACTAACACTTTCTTGCGTGGTGACAACAGGTGGGTAACACCTACAGTGTCTGCTGGTATATATGCCTTCAACCAGAACACTCAAATTACTGACGATATATCTAGTATTAACTTCAGAGGCGCTGGTGTAGTAGCTAGTTCAGCACCCGATGGCTCTGTCACTGTGCAAATCGATGGAGATTCTGGCGGAGTAGAGAGTATAACCCAAGGAACTGGTATATCTGTGAACCAAACAACTGGTGATGTAGAGATTACAAACACAGGGGTGACAAGATTAACAGCTGGTAGCAATATAACCTTAAGCGCTAACACAGGTAACGTAACTATTTCGTCATCTGGCGGAACCGGAGGCGTAACCATTGTAAACGCAGGAACTGGTTTAACAATTGAATCAGGAACAGCACAAGCAAACCCAACCATAGGTGTTGACTACACTGGTATTAACAACTTTATAAGACTAGGTGAAAACCCTGAGGTTGCTACAGCCAATGACTTCATGTTATTTGAAGATGTAAGCACCGGAGACGTTAAGTCTACCACGCTGGGTACAATACCAACATCGGCACTAACGTTAGTTCAAGACACTATAAACACTACAGTCAGCAACCCGTTTGTAGTTAAGAACAATACAGATATTTATCCAAGCATACCAACTGTATTTCAAGTTATAACCTTAACTCAAGCCGAATATGATGCTATAGTTACAAAAGATGGTAACACATTATATTTAATAGGAGCTGGTATCACTCAGTTTACAAAAACTCTAGCCATAAGTAACAGCATAGTTGGAACTCAGTATACATTAGGCGAAGATCAAGTTGGAGCAACTAGAACCGGAGCCGAAGGATCAGCCTATGACTTTGTCACAACAGTAACGCCTAACTCAGGATATGAATTTACATCAGGGCCAACTATAAATAACGCTAGCGGGGTATTTGATAACACAGGCACGGTTACAACAACAATATCTGGTACTGTAGCCGCTATTGATCCTGGGACATGTACAGCTAACTTAACAATAGTAAATGGACTGGACATAGAAGATGGAGCTGTTGAGAATACAAATTACGAGATAACATCTACAACTAATACAATATCTGGAACTTGCGGAACTTCTTTCACGTCTTCTAACTTTGGTGTAGCAGTTTCTTTAGTTGCAGGTCAAAATGCAAACCAATGGGAGATTATAAACCCAGTTTATACCTACTCGCCAGCATCTGGAACATTAAATGGCTCAACTCCGGTTACTTGTACAGTAACAGGTACTGTTAGAGAAAAATTATACACATTACAATATAATGTAACTGACAGCAACACAGGCGGAGCGTATGCGACTGATTACTTGATATTAAACTCGAACCCAAGCGGTGTGAGCTTCAACGGCGGAACAGCTCCGCTTACGCAAACTATATCTGGTAAGTTTAGTGATACATACAACATAGTAACGACTTACTCAAATGTAGCTGGCTCAAATAACGATACGGTGATTAGTTCAGTTTCAGAAGGTACTTTCAGTGGTAAGATTATATCTGGAATAACAGGTACATTAGGAGACTCTGCTCCAGCTAACGTTATATTAAGTCAAACTATAGCAAGCACAACATCAGCTATTGCAGCAGCGCCATCATTTCAGTTTAGCACTTTTGCAAAAAATATAGAATGTGTTCAAACATCTGCGACACCTACAGATTGTTCAACTAATCCAGTTGGTTATACTTATGCAGGTATGACTTATACTGTAACGCCTCCAAGCACAGGTGTTGAATCCGCTCCTATACCTATAAACCTAGGTACTACGGTAACTCAATATAATAACATTGATTTTGAAAACAATACTGTAATTAAACTTTATTTAGCTGATCCAACTTTAGACGCAGGATTTCAAGCAATAAGCGGCGGAATAACGACTACGTATTCTGGAACAAACGTAAACCTTAACGGTCAGTTTACCTTAACGTCTGGTGACCCAACAAATCAAGTTGGAGTAACGCAAACCGGTCAAATAACAAATAGACTTAACCAACTTACTGTGTCTCCTACTGGAGCCGCAAGTGCATCAGCTGCCTGCGGTCTTAATACTCAAACAGGTGTTTGGCTGCAAAAAGCAGGTACAAACTCAGCTCAGTTTGCAGAAAATGGTGACGTTGTTTGGTTAACTCAATTAGGCTCAACTCAATTAAGTCCTAACTTCTATAGAGCTCAAGTGGGAGCAGGAGGTAACGCAGCTGCTGGACAGCCAGGAACTATACAGCTTAATGCAAGTGGAGTAGTAAGCAACGCGGCTGTTTGCCCGGTGCAAAACTCAGTAACGGCTTTTGAAGATAGTAACTATCCGCTACCACGAAATGCGTACAGTTCAAGCTTGTCATATAGTATAAACGGAGGTACTTCAATACCTGGCTCTGTAGCAACTTCAAACGTAGGAGATTCAGTAGTATATACCGCTACGGTTACAGGTCCTAACCCAGGCTACTATATAACTTCACCTTTAGGAGTTACTTACACTCCTTCTAATACGATAGTGATTCCTCCGGTTGGTAGTCCAAGCAACAGTATAACATATCTAATAACAGGATCTGTAGCTGCTTTACAGCCGGTAGTAACTTCAGCTAGAGCCAACACAGCAGGTGACACATGCCCGCTTGCCGCGAATACCTCCACTTGGTATAAAACTGGAGCAGCTGGAATAATTAATGTTGGAGATACTATCTATATTTTCAATGATATAACTTCCGGTGGAGTGCCAGCTGGTTTTTATAAGCAATCAGAATCAGTATCCGGCGAATCCTCTATAGTACAAGTCGGAAGTGGTGGTATTGTAAGTGCCATAACAACAATTCAGTGCGGCTTAATTGAAGTGATGTCAACAGGACCATTAAACGATCCACTTTTAGACCCATGCACTCAAAGCCCCGACGTACAGTTTAATTGGAAAACTGGAAGTTCGCCCAACCCTTTTAATGGCGAAATATTGTACGCTGGCCAATTTGGAGAAGTTTTTGCAGATCCAGGAAAATACAGACTTGAATTAGCAGCAAATAAAAAATTCACAGTAGGTGCTAACGGTGTGATTTCGCAAGTTCAAAATTGCTAATAATCGCAATAAAAATAAAAATAAAACAAACGTAATAATATGTCAATAATATACAGTTATCCAGAGGAAACATCGTTGCAAGGTTCTGATATGCTTATCGGAACCTCAACGGCTCTTGTTGGTGGTAAACAAAAAAACATAACTAAGAATTTTACCTTAGACCAACTTAGCTCTTTTATTCAAGGAGGAGAAGGTGTGATTAATCCAGCTGCTTCTGATTTTCAAATAGCTGTATTTAATGAATCCGGAGCAAAGCTAACTGGTTCCATAATGTCTCAAGACGTATATCCAAACGGAACCGGTATAACAGTTAGTGGGAATCTGTCTACTACTGGAAATCTAGTAGCACCAGGAACAGTGACATTAGGTAGCGGAAGCAACTTAATAGATCTAACATCAACAACTAAATTTAGCGGCATAGCGCAAGACGCTAACGGAACACAAGGAACCTTAAATCAGATATTATTGTCTGATACCAATGGAAGATTAGTTTGGGGTAACTATACAGCTGGTCTAACTTATCAAGGTCTTTGGAACGCTAGCACAAATAGTCCTGGACTTAGCTCAAGCTTTGGAGTTAATAGTACTTTCTATATAGTCGGTACTGCTGGTAACACCGTATTAGATGGTAACACAGATTGGCAAGTTGGTGACTGGGCTATATTCGTTGGTACAACAGGAGCTGGAGGTATTTGGCAAAAAATAGACAACACTTCTTCTATAACCGGTAATGGTACTGTAAATAGAATGGTAATGTGGTCTAGTAATTTTACAGTTACAGATGGTCCTTTATTAGATAGCTCAGGAACAAATGTTTTGTCTATATTAGACAGATCTATAATTCCAAGCGTTTCAAATACTAGAAGTTTAGGTAGCTCAAGCTTGAAGTGGAACATGTTATATGTTAATGACATTGAAACCACAAATATAAATATATTAAGCCACGTTGACTTAAACTCTTTGCCCGGTACGCCTGGTCAGGTGTTGACAAGTAGTGGAGTTGGAGCACCAGCCGTGTGGACAACCCCAACAACTGGTACCATAACAGGAGCAGGTACAACTAATAAAATTCCTTTATGGACTAATAACGTTGCTATAGGAGATTCTATATTAACACAACTCAATGCTGCTACTCCATTTACAGATACATATCTTTCTGTTGGATCTGGAGGTGTTTCTACAACAGGGTTAAAAGTCGATGGGTTTTTTGTAGACAGTACGGGATCAAAAGGTACAGCTGGTCAAATATTATCTTCAACTGGAACAGCTACTTTATGGAAAACAGGTGAAGATAGTAGTGTTACCTATACTTTAGCCGCTGGAGCTCAAGATGGAAGTAGTGTACCAATTAATTTAACTGATTCGCTAGCCGTAACAACGCCAGTAAAAATTACAGGCGGAACGAATGTAAATGTAGTTAGAACTAGTGACACTGAAATAACTTTAAATAGTACAGATACAAATACAACTTACGACTTTGGATCTTCAACAAGTGGTTCTGACGTGTTGTTGAACTTGGTTGGTACTCCAGCAGATAATTCTTCTGTAAAATTAATAGGTTCTGGAGTTACTATAGCTCAAACAAATGACGAGGTTACTTTTACAGTGCCAGCTGGTGATACTTATGACTTAAACGCCGGAGTTAAATCAGGAACTAGCGTTCCTTTGAATCTAACCTCTGGATCAGGCGCTGATAACTCTGTTGTTAACTTAACAGAAGGAACTGGTATAACATTAACACAAACTTCAGCTACTGAAATAACAATAGCAGGTGTAGCTCAAGGAGTAACGGGCTCTGGAACAGTTAATAAACTACCTAAGTTTGATACTACATCATCGTTAACCGATTCTTTAGTTTCTGAAACAAATTCGCTTGCTTTTGACGTAACAGGGACTTTAGTCAGCAGCACAGCTACCGTGCTTACGTTTACAGATACTACAAATAATCCAACAAATATAACAGTCGGTGGAACACTTACTGTAGATAGCACTCCTGTTGGAGGGCCTGGCGTTGTTGTACTCAACGTTACTAATGTAAATAACCAAGTTATAACAGCTACTGGAACTAATGCTGGTGTTGTTAGAAATGCGTTAGATGGAAGTTATTCGAACATTCCTACTGCTTACAACAGTGGTGTTTCGAGTATTTCAATAGCTGGAATACTTAACATGTCTACCAATAAAATAACTAATGTAATAAACCCAACAGACAATCAAGATGCAGCTACTAAAGCTTACGTAGATAACGTAGTCAGTGGACAACTTATTTTTGAAGGATCTTACGATGCAACAACAGCTCCACCGTTTGGACCTAACATACTACAGGGTTTTACTTATGTAGTTAATGTAGCTGGTGATTATGGAGGTCTTTGGCCAATACCTTTAGCAGTCGGAGATTTAATAATATCCAACCAAGATAATCCTGTTGATGTAGGAGATTATACTGAGGTAAATAAACAAGTTGATGTGGCTACGGATACTGTTTTAGGTGTCGCTAATTTTCCAACTGGAAACAATGGATTAAATGTATCTTCTGGAGCTGTTACAGCTAAGCTTTTTACCGGAACAACACCTGGTTATGTGCCAGACGCTACATCAGCGCCAACAGGAACGTTTTTAAAAGAAGATGGAACTTGGGCAGTTGCGGGTGTAGGTTCTGTAACTAATTTTAGCACGGTATCTACTGCATATCCTGGTATAACTACAACAGTAACAAACCCAACATCAACACCAGAATTAGTTCTAGGTTTAGGAACTAACGCCGCTGCTGGCAAGTATTTAGACGGTGGAACAGGAGACTGGGTAACTTTACCAGAAAGCGGTGTTACAAGCGTGGATGGAGGTACACCGTTCAACTCAACAGGTTTGCCATTATCTATATCTCCAACATCTGGAGCTGTTACCATAAGCTCAGCAATTTACAACGGAGGTTTTAACATAGGTGTAGTTCCTGATGGCGGAACTTCAACAACGTTTTTAAAAGGAGATGGAAGTTGGAGTTTACCCGGTATCGTTGGCATTACCCAAGGCACAACGTACACATCAACCGGAAATCCTCTGGATATTTCCACGCTGACCGGATCAACTTCTATATCTTTAGGTGTTTATAATGGAGGTTCAAATATAGGTATAGTTCCCGATAGCGGAACGTCAACAACCTTCTTAAGAGGTGACGGCCAGTGGGCAACGCCGACAGCGGCTAGCGCAACTATAACAACTCAAAATGCTGTAGGTGATGGAACTAATTTAACCTTTGCTCTTGGAGCTACTCCAAACGGTGGCTCTTCTAGTTTTGTCGATGTATTCATCGATGGTGTTTACCAAGAAATAAGCACATACTCTATATCTGGAACTAACTTAGTGTTTAGCGCTGGAAATGCTCCACCCGCAGGAACTAATGTAGAAACTAAAACAACTGCAGACTACAACGTTGGAGCTGCTGTTCAAACGGTAAATGGTTTAACTGGTAACGTATCTACAAAAGATGTTCCTGTAGTTAAAACTAATTCAACTCCAGAAGCTGTAACAACTCAAAACCAACACTTATACGTGTTATACGGCTCAGCTGCAGTTACTTTAACGCTACCATCTAGTCCAGCTGCTGGCGATTATATAAAAATATCAAACCTATCAACTCTTACGACAAACGTGGTGGCTCAAGCCGCAAGTGGTGAACGTATAATGGGTACAGCTGCTGATTTAACTTTAGATAATGCAACTGCTAGTTTTCAATTAATATATTCAGGGGTTTCTGATCCAGGATGGGTTGTAGTTGGACCAGCGTAATAAATAAATAAATAAATATATATGAGTAATTTTACAGATTTTTTTCCAGGTGGTGGTAGTGGAGGTGGCGCTTTACCGGACCCAACGTATATGTCTAGGTATGTTCACAGCTTGAGCTACCCAATACTAAAAAACAGGCCAGAACTTGTTTTGTATGCAAATTCAACCGCTTTTTGGACATCCTACAATCAAGTTTTTGATAGTGCGTTAATTTCGACTGACAACGTATACACGTCTATTGTTGATATAACTTCAGCGCCAAATGGCGGGATACTATCAAATGTCATAGGCCCAGTTGGTAACGCAAACAATCAAACAGATTTTAGGATCACCATAGATGGAAAAGAGTATTTACTTTCACACTCTACAGAGAGCTACGGCATGTCGAGAGCGACGCTAGGCGTTAGCTTGGGAAGAGCATCTACTGAATCGTTTTATTCGAGCGCCTGGCTAAATTCTAATAACAATCATTATTCGTATTTTCCGGCAGATGCAACAAATGCAGCTTCGACAAACGGCGGATTTATTCTTCCTTGTAACCAATTCGACCAAGAGCCTTTTGCCACTGTAAGTATAACTCTTCATGATGCTCCTTACGTTAGATTCGAAGATAGCTGTAAGGTGGAAATAAGAACCTCTTTAGTCGATATCTCCGACCAAGTTTATGGTAATGCCGGAGCAGCAACGTTATTACTTTAATAAATTAAAACATGAAATATACCATTATAAATTTAACAGAAAGCGAAAGGTCTCAAAATCCTCAAGAAGGCGATTTATTGCGATACGTTTACGAGAACGGAGCCATAAAAATTAAAACTTTTAGAGAGCCTTTACCTATTACTTCAGAAGAAATTGAAGATCAAGCCAAACAATGGCGCAATAGTCAACTAAAATCTACAGATTGGATAGTGCCATTAATAGATTATCCAGACCATTCAGCAGTATTAACATATAGACAAAAACTTAGAAATTGGCCTTCAATGGATAGTTTTCCAGACATAAAACCAACCCTATAATAAATGGCATTAACTAAAGTTTCAACTGGCGTTGTAGATATGAGTAAAGACACCGGAGGCTTGATTATAGCCAAAGGCACTACTGCTCAACAACCAACCTGTGACGCGTCTATCCTTGGTTCTATCCGAGAGAATACAGATGAAAACAAAGTTGAAGTCTGCACATCTACTGGTTGGCAGTTTTTAGAAGAAGCTGGAACAGCTGTTGCACCTTTGACAGTTGACTATTTAGTAGTCGCTGGTGGTGGTGGTGGAGCTAGATCGGCATTTACAACTGCAGGCGCTAGTGGTGGTGGTGGTGGTGCTGGAGAGTACTTATATAAAACAGCTCAAACCCTAACGGCTGGAGGTTCAGGTTATACTGTTACAGTAGGAGACGGCGGTAATGCAGGTGTTTCTGGAGTTTCAGCTGCTAATGGAGGTAATAGTGTTTTTATAGACACAACTTTAGGAGGTGGCTATGGCGGAACAGGTAACAGCAGTACTTATTCTCCTGGAGCTTCAGGAGGATCAGGTGGAGGTTCAGGTGTAAATAGCTCAACGGTCTATAATGGAGGGTCTTCTACCGCAACACCGCCTGGTCTTGGTAATGCAGGAGGAGCTAGTACTTCGGCATCTTCAGCTTACGGAGCTGGAGGAGGAGGTGGCGCTGGAACTGCTGGATCTAATGGAACATCTAGTACAGGTGGTAACGGAGGAACTGGTGTTCAAAACTCAATAACAAGCACAGCAACATTTTATGCAGGTGGAGGTGGAGGTGGATCTTTTAATAGCAATAATGTAGGTTCTGGAGGAAGCGGAGTAGGTGGTAATGCAAACGCTAGAGCGGCTGGATCTCCAGGAACTGCTAACACTGGTAGCGGTGGTGGAGGCGGAAGTTACTCAGGCAGCGCACACACTAATGGCGGAAGCGGTGGTTCTGGAGTTGTCATACTTAGATACCCAGGCGCTTATTCAACGACAAAGACAGGTTCATTAACAAGCTCAGTAGATTCTACAACTGTACCTGGTTTTAAAATAGAAAAATTTCTTTCAGGAACAGGAACAATAATATTCGCATAATATGGCAAATTTCAATATAGATTATCTAGTAGTTGCTGGTGGAGGTGGTGGTCATCTGGGTGGTGGAGGAGCTGGAGGTTATTCGACTGGTACTAGTACTTCTTTAACAGAGAACACTCAATATACTGTAACTATTGGTGCTGGCGGCGCAGGTACACCGTCTTACTCTAGTTCTGCGGCTAATGGATCTAATTCTATATTTAATTCTATTACGTCAATTGGGGGTGGAGCTGGAGGTCACGCTTTTGGTCCTGAAGGAGCCGACGGTGGCTCCGGAGGTGGAGGAGCAGCTTTTGCTGATAATGGAAATGGAGGCTTGGGTACTTCAGGTCAAGGAAACAATGGTGGACTAGGTCTATACACCTCTGGGTCAGGCGGTTTTTATGGTACTGGAGGTGGAGGTGGTGCTGGTGCTGTTGGAGGAGATGCTAATACAGGAACACTTACCTCTGGAAATGGAGGCAATGGATTGCAAAATAATATAACAGGAACTTCTACTTACTACGCAGGCGGTGGTGGTGGTGGTGTACACGGAGATATTACTGGATACACTTCTGGAACAGGGGGTTCTGGAGGAGGCGGAAACGCAGCTATTCAACCATCTTCTTCTGGAGGAGCTGCTGGTGGCAATGCTACTGCAAACACCGGAGGCGGTGGTGGTGGTGGTTCGAGTTTTTTTTCAACAGCTGGTTTTGCTGGAGGAGACGGTGGTTCTGGAGTTGTCATACTTAGATATACTACATCTGACGTAGCTAGCTATACAACAACTGGAATAACACCAACAGAAACAACAGACGGCACAGACACTATACTTAGTTTCACAACTGTAGGTACAGGCACTATAACCTTTACAGCTCCAGCAATACCTGCAGATACGTTTAATGGAACTAGAGTAACAACACCTGTAACGGGTTTTAATAAAACAAATACAACACAAGGATTAAAATTACCAAGTGGTACGAATAGTAACCAACCCGCTGGAGTTGACGCTATACAGGGTATGCTTAGAAATGATACTGAAGAAACTGTAGATAGCTCTGCTAGCACATTAACCCATTACAACGGAACTCAGTGGAAGTATTTTGCAGCTAGTGTATCAGCAGCACCCTACTCTTTTGAATACCTAGCAGTCGCGGGTGGTGGCGGCGGCGGCGGCGGCGCTCTTAACTCTAATGGCGGCGGAGGTGGTGGCGCTGGAGGATATTATACTGCTACAAGTGGCGCTTTAGATATAGGTACTGAGATTACTATTACTATCGGTAATGGCGGTACAGCTGGGCCAAATTCATATACAACGCAGTTAGCTGGAAGCGGAGGTGACACAATAGTAACGCATGTAAAAAGCGGAACGCTAACCTGCTCAGGTGGAGGCGGTGGTGCTAGTGGTGATGGTTCCTTATCTGGTGCAAACGGCGGTTCTGGAGGTGGTGGAAAAACATCGGGTACAGGTGGTTTAGGAGTTGGATTCACTGGAGAACAAGTTACTGACGCTGGAGATGGAGCAACTGGTACAGGAGGCGGCGGTGGAGGCGCTGGTCAAACTGGTTTCGATGCAAACCCTAACGTTGGTGGGGGTGCAGACGGTGGGGATGGACTATCATCATCTATCACAGGCACGGCGACATATTACGCAGGTGGCGGCGGTGGAGCAGGGTATTACTTTGGTAACCCTCCGGGCGGTCAAAGTGGTTCAGGCGCTAATTTAACACCTAAAGGCGGATTGGGTGGCGGTGGAAACGCGTCAATAAACGCAAGCACAGGTTTAACCTCTCCTCAAAACGGAACTGATGGATTAGGCGGTGGCGGTGGAGCTAGAAACTGTTGGAACAATGCTGGAACAGGAGGTCGTGGTGGAAGCGGAGTAGTAATATTTAAAATAGCTAGTTCTGACTATAGCGGTACTGTTACAGGTTCGCCAGCTGTAGATACAACTTCAGTACCAGGATACACGATACTAAAATTTACGGGCTCTGGCTCATACACTGTATAATATGGCACATTTTGCAAAACTAGATTCAAACAATATAGTAACACAAGTTGTTACGGTAAATAACAACGTTTTAATAGAAAACGGCATCGAAAAAGAGCAAAAAGGAATTGACTTTTTAGTTAAATTGTTTGGAAGTGAAATTTGGAAACAAACTTCTTACAACGGCAATATAAGAAAAAATTATGCAGGAGTAGGATATACATACGACAGCAATAGAGACGCGTTTATACCACCTAAGCACTACGCTAGTTGGACGCTTAATGAAGATAATTGCACTTGGGAGGCACCGGTTGCGCATCCAACAGATGGAAATATATATAACTGGGACGAAGAAAGCGGACAGTGGGTATTGGCTAGAGTTTATGTAGAACCTTAGTAACGCAAATGAATAATTTAATTTATAAGTAAATAAAATTATATAAAAACAAAACATGGCTAACACAAAAATAACAAACCCTGAATTATTTAATTTAGGAGATTCAACTTTAGCTACACAACTACCTGTCATGACTTTTGCAGAAAGAAACGCTATGTCAACTCCTTCTATAGGTGAAACTATATTTAACTCTGATACAGATAAAGTAGAATACTTCGATGGAACTAAATGGTACGGTGTTAATTATGAGCCTATTCCGCTATACATTACAGGAGGTAGTTATATAGGTTCATTTAGCATATCTGACCCATCCAATATGACTGAATTAGATATTTTTGAAACTACCCTAACCACAGGTCTCAGGCGTTGTTGCGTAGATAAGGTTAATAATATAGTTTATAGTAGTAAGCCTGATGGTATAGTTGCATTTGATGTTTCTGACCCATCCAATATATCAGAATTAGGTAGTATTACTACAGCTAATAGAGGTTATGAAGCAATTGTAGTTGATCCTGTTACCGAAGTAGTCTATGTTTCGTCTGGAACTACTGATTCTATCACATCCTTTGACGTAAGCTCCCCTAGCAATATAACTCAATTAGATTTTTATTCTATAGCTTCTATTGATAACGCACAAGGTTTAGGCTTAGACCCAAACGACGAGGTGTTATATGTTGTTAGTAAAAATGACGACGCTATTAATTCTATTGATACAAGCGACCCTTCAAATCTTGTAAGATTAGACTTTGATGTAGATGCTACTAATATAAACCAAGCAAACGGACTTTCTCTAGATCTAGATAGTCAGGTTGCTTACGTATCATCAGTAAATTCAGGTTCGATTACATCTTACGATATAAGCGACCCTTCAAACTTAACTCAATTAGACTCATTTACGTCCAGCAGTTTTAGTGCACCATTTTTTCTTACTGTAGACTCTACTAACGAAGTAGCGTATGTTGCGCAGAGAAATTCTGGTAGCGTTACATCTATTGATATAAGCGACCCTTCCAATTTATCTCAATTAGATAATTTTACTTCAACTGACATTGATTTTATTTATGATATTGTCGTTGATTCAGCTTCTCAAGTAGTTTATGGTTACTCTTTAACTAATAGAAAAGTAACTAGTATTGACGTAAGCGATCCTAGTAATATGGTTCAACTAGACACAATCTTGCCATCGAATTCTGGTTTAGCTAACGGAGGCATAGCTTTATAAAACCAATGTGTTATACGCTATGCTTGCTCTTTAATTGTAATTATGGAAATACCAATCAAAACAAGTGATAATATAAAACATAGTTAAAGGTTTACTAGCTATGATTAAACCAAAGGTGTAAACCAACCAATAAAACCAAAACCAATGACATTTTTTTACCGGACTCATTCGTGGAGTAGTCAACCACAAGCAACCGAAGAAACCATTGAACTATGGAAAAAACTATCTGAAAAAGCAAACTGGAGGATAGTACAACTAGCAAATGGATTTTATCAAACCGAATACCAAGATATCGAAGATATCGATGGTAAACTAAACTGGGTGGACGTAACCAGAAGAGAAACAATTGAAGGCGCTGAAAAAGCAATAGATTCTTCAGTTGAGCACTTTAAAAAGAAAGTAGCTTTCTTAGATGGACCCAAAGTAGTTAAAACCTTTAAATAAAAATTAAATCAATTAAATTAAATCAAATTAAATATGTCAGACTTAATAGTCAAGAACCTTAATTTTGGACAAGAAGCTCAAGATAAGGTATTTGAAGGTATAAACAAACTCACTAAAGCCGTTAGCTCTACATTAGGAGCTAGCGGTAAGTGTGTTCTTTTAGAAGATGGTAACGGTAAACCTGTTATCACAAAAGATGGGGTTACAGTAGCAGACTCAATAGTTTTATTAGATCCTGTTGAAAATATGGGAGCTACGCTTTTAAAAGAAGCTGCTAGAAAGACAGTTAGAGAAGCTGGGGATGGAACAACCACAGCAACTGTTTTAGCTCACTCTATATTAAAAGAAGCAGCTAAGGTTCAAGATACTCTTAGTTCAAGAGACTTAAAAAGTGGTATTGAGAAAGCCGTAGATCAAGTTGTTGCTTACTTAGAAAAGCATAGCACGCAGGTTAAAGGTGATATGATTGACCAAATCGCTACAATATCAACAAACAATGATCCTATTTTAGGATCTATTATTGGTGATGCTTTTAGAGCAGTCGGTGATACCGGTGTGGTTATGATGGAGCAATCAGCTGAGGCTGATACAGTTGTAGAAATAGTTGATGGTATACAATACGACAAGGGTATGACTAATCAACACTTTATGACAGATCACGCTGCTAAGACTGCTGAATTAAAAGATGCTGCTGTTCTACTTATTGAATCACCAGTTGAAAGCATTAGACAGATTCAATCTGTTTTAGAGTATGTTATTAAAAACGATAAGCCTTTGCTTATTATTGCAGATATGGAACCGGCTGTGGCTGCTACGTTAGCAATGAATAAAACAAAAGGTAATATAAAAGTAAATGTAATCAACGCTCCTACGTTTGGTATTAATAAAAGAGAGATATTAGATGATCTTTCTTTGCTTACAGGAGCTACTGTTATAAATGAAGACTTAGGTGATGATATGGACTTGATTCAACCAGAGTTTTTAGGATCATGTGTAAAATCTGTTACATCGGAAAAAGAAACAATTATTCAAGTAGCAGATCCAGTTGACGAAGTTTTAGAATTAATAGATGCTATTAAGTCTGAATTATCAGAAACTAAAATACCTGGTACAATCATCAGATTAGAAAAAAGATTAGCTAGATTATCAGCTAAAATCGCTGTAGTAAAAGTTGGCGCTAATTCTGATATAGAATTAAAAGAAAAAACAGATCGAGTAGAAGATGCCATTTGTGCTACTAAAGCTGCGATTAAAGAAGGTATTGTTCCAGGAGGTGGAATTGCCTTGTTAAATGCTTCTCAAAATATAAAAGCTAAATCAATAGGTGAAGAAGTGCTACTAGAATCAATTAGAGCACCTTTTAAGACCATTTTAGATAATGCTGGTATATTGGAGTATGATTTGCCTAAAACTAAAGGTAGAGGTCTTAATGTGGTTACAGGTAATATGGTGAATATGATTAAGTCAGGTATTATAGACCCTTTATTAGTTACAAAAAGTGCACTTCGTAACGCAGCTTCTGTAGCTACAACTATATTATCAACAGATTGTGTAATCAATAATTTAAGACTTGATGAAGGCAATAGGTAATAACATAATCATCATACCAGAAAAAGTTTCAGGTGATGAAACTAAAGGTGGTTTACTTTTAGTTAAAAAAGATAGAGAAGATATAAGATACACCAAAGCTACTGTAGCCACAGTTAGTGAAGATATAAAAGCTGTTAGTATTGGTGACCAGATATATTATGATAGACACGCTGGTCATATTATAGAAATTCATCAAGTTCTTTATACTATTATTAAAGTTCAAGATATAGTAGTTGTTTTGTGAGAAAATTAACAGCTAGTGACATTAGGGAGTTAAACCTATTTAAACACTATAGAGTGGTTAGAAAATGGGCTTGTAAAAATAACGAACTTAATGACGCTGAATTAGAGTTGCTTATATACTTTGATTGCATGGGATTATTTACAAAGCAAGATTTTAAAATCGGTACATACGCTTACAGTTGGGATAATAGACGCTGGAACAAGTTAGTAAAAAACGGTTGGGTAGTAGTTTATAGAAATTATAACAGAACCACACAACGGTATAACATATATAAAGTTTCATTAAAGTGTAAACAACTAATAGCAAGAATGTATCGTATTATGCTTGGAGATGAAGATATTCCTACAAGCTCAAGAAATAAAATAATGTTAGGTAAGACTTATATGGATAAGGTTATGATAACAGCAATTAAAAATGTAAACAACGATAAAAATAGATAATATGATAGCTGACCCAATGAGTACATCTGGAAAAGATATAGATCCTTACGCTAGTTTAAACCCTCAAGCGTTTACAGACGTTCAACAACAAGAGCAAGCACAAAGCTCACAAATTCCATTACCTAGTCCTAGAGCAATGGATTTATCTGCTTTGCAAGATCCTTATTCTGGACCTGGAGCTAAATTCAATCCTTCGGCGATAATGAAAGCTGGATCTATTTATGGATCAGCTGCTCAAAGACAAGGTATTATGAACACCAACACTCCTTTAGAAGGCAACGCTTTTATAGGTGCAATGCAGGCGGCTAAAAACAAAGGTGAAGATACTTTTACCGTTGGTGATAAAACTTTTAATGTAAAATAAAAACAAATATTATGCACGGTATGAAAAATAATCCAAATAAATCTCACATAACAGATCCTTATGCTGAAAAATATGGTACTGGAAAAGTAGGAATAGTAGGTGAATCTGCTATATGGGATGGTCCTTTAGACCAAAGAGGTAGAGCTCACAACCAAGGATCAAGTTCTGGTATTACTGGAATGGAAATATCTAAAGACGAGCCATTTTACAAAGCTGGTCCTATCACGATGAAGGCAAAAGGAAAACAAGTTTAATTATGAGTTTTTCTGATATTAAACTATTGTCAATTAATGCAATAACACTAGCTATAAGCATGTCGCATATAGAGGTAGGATTAAAAGTTATACTGCTTATTGTAAGTATCGGATATACAATATCTAAGTGGGTAAAACTTAAAGAAAAGAAGTAATAATTAGACTATGGCATACGTACAACCAGGTTCGCCTTTCTTAAAAGTAAGAAAAACCACTAAAGGTAAAGGTAGGAATTTTAGAACAACAGAAGAAGGCGCCGGTATGACAGACGCTGGTGTTAAAAAATATAAAAAAGAAAATCCAGGTAGTAAACTGCAAACTGCTGTAACTGGAGATGTTAAACCAGGAAGCAAAGACGCTAAGCGTCGTAAATCTTTCTGTGCTAGATCAAAAGGTTGGACCGGTGAAAGAGGTAAAGCCGCTAGAAGAAGATGGAAATGCTAAACAAACATAAATACTAAAAAAATGGAAAGAGGACACTTTGGAGAATACACAGGGAATGCAAGATGTTGCGCTGGTTCAAGCCCAATGCGAATGTCAGGAGCAGCTTACGATGCTAGAGAAGCTTACAATAAAGACTTAAGTAGTAAGTCTAGAATGCATTATTTAGAAAATGAAATTGCAGACAAAAAATCACCTGCAAAAATGTACGGCAAGAAAGAATCTCCAGCTAAAAAAGCAGCTTGCTCTAAATATTAATAAATGGAGTCTAAAGGTTTAGGTGACACTGTACATAAGTTTACGGAAGCCACAGG